AGAGTACTTTGGGTCCTAAACATAACCGTTTAATTAGAAATTTACAATTCAATTACGGTAAGGAGGTGTTTAGGGAAGCAAATGATTATGTCGAGCGTGTTATAGAGCTATGCGCCGTGGTTTGTCCGAAAGGACGGACTATGATTCCGACCCCCCAACAGATTGATCGTCTATTGGGTAGATATCTAATTATTTGCTACACTGGTTTTATGATTGATGAGATGAAATTCTCCGTCAACCAGGTGTTTTTAAGCTACTATAAGTTCGATCCCTTATTAGTACCTCTCCCTAAAAAACCTTTTTTTCTTGGTTTGAAACTTTTCCCCAACATTTTGAGACATATGTTAGTTAAGAAATTTTTCAATTCTAATAGAACTTTTGAAAAAGATGTGAAAATCTACACTATTTTTCAAGGATTTAAAAAAGGTCTTCTTCCGGTTCGTCCGGAAAAAGTTCAATCCTCTTTAAAAGATCATGCGAAGGCTCTTAGCATTAGATCAGAACCTCTCGACACGACAATTTTAGATTGCATCGAGCGGACCACCACAGATTTATTTCATAATATTTCTATTGGAAAAAGATTCCCAGCAAAAACGTTTATATCTTCTAAAAGCACAATTGAGAGTGATTATTCCTCAAGAGGTGCATTAGGTCGATTAATACGAATTTGTCGAGCTCCGAATCTTGTATTATCTTATGAATTTTTTGGATATCTATCCTGGGGACCAGAGTGGGATAAACATCTTGCTGTTCGAGGACCTTGGCTTTATTGTGGTGACCTCTGGGAGGCGGCTCAGCTTTATATACTGAGTAACCTTTCTGAGGAACCCAAGTCCCAGCCTTGTTGTATCCTTGAACCCATGAAGGTTCGAATTATCACTAAACCTAAATGGAATCAGTATCTTGGTCTCAAAGATGTCCAACACAAATGGTGGAGTAACCTAAAGCATAGTAATTATGGCTTTTTTGACTTAGTCGGCGGGGTGGTTACCCCCTATCACATTGAGAGAATTTCTCAATCCATGAAGCTTAATCATGGCCTTTGCTCCGGTGATTATACAGCAGCTACCGACAATCTTAAGATGGAAGTCACAACTTGTATTCTTAAACATATGGTTCATGGCCAAGATCTTGAACTAATGACTACTTTATCTAAAGCCTTAACAGGCGGTAGTCTTTTATACCCATGTACACCAGTATTACCTCAATGTAATTTTATGAGGTCTAGAGAATTTAAATGGAATGGAAAGAATTTAACCTTTCCTCTATCTACCGATGAATTTTCGGATTTTCTAGATACAATCCCTGATGTCAGTAT